CTCCACCTTCAAGCCTTAATAGGCTTAATCGTTTGTACTTGTCTTTTGATGGATCGAGTGAATGATACAAACCGTCTTCTTCTCTTCTTTCGAACCATTTGTTTCCATCTGGTTCATAGTTGTAGACACCGCGCGGTAACGCAGCGGTAGACACTAACAACTCGCAATCTTCGTCCAAAACTCCTAACAACTCTTCTTTTAAATACACAGAGACAGTGGGAGAAAACATGGAATCGGAACTTGCACTACTACTACTTTCGGACCTTTCATTAGGTTCTTGTAGTCATTTAACTCCGCTAGGAGCTCCAATCACCAGATCTTCAGTGACAGGACCATACTGCCTGCACATGATAATCATGGAGACTTGCGCTCCTTTCGTAACAAAAAGGTGAAACCTCGGAATCGCCAAGAAATCAACCGTCGGGTGAACCATTTTGGAAAACACCCCAGGGACTTCGAAATCCCATTTATGCTCTTCATTGAGCTTCAAGGAATTGCCCCCAGTACGCAATCCATTCATTCGTCCAGCTACTTGGGTCGTACTTAGACCTGAGCCAACTGGAGACCAACCTGCGTAAACCTTCTCTGAAGATGCAGAAAAGTTCACTTTGACTTGGATCTTGTCCAAGGTCAGTCTTGCGAACTTGAAAACGCTATCGCCTAAGATCTCATTGATCGATCCTATGACATTGACGTCTTTGGTTGTGTTGTCTTCCCAAGTAACATTGAAGATAGCCTCAGAGCCCAACGGAACAGCCTCAAACACCGGTAAACCGGGTGAAGGTATGTCCTTAATGACACTTTCCTGTGCCATAATTTGTTGGATTCGACCATCGGCAGGTGTACTGCCTCCTCTTAAGGCCTCGTGGTCGTCATAGTCAAAATGATCTTCAACATGATATTCCTCTGTGATAGGGACTGGTTCATAGTAAGTGGGATCTCCTGCTTCGTTCTCAACCAGTACACTCTCGAACTCGGGAGACTTCAGCTCGTGAGGTTCTAGCCAACCATCCAACTCGATTGAGTCAACCCGGAATTGCTCCCAAGCCAAACCGACGTTGGTGCGCATGAACTTGCGCAAATTGAAATAGATCCTTGTTAGGACTGAATGCGCCATCATTTGTTCTTCATTCAAGATGCTATACAAAACTTCTCTCGTATTGTAAACGGTTGCAAAACCTGGAGCGTAACCAACCACTGCTTCTTCAACCTTGCCCATCTCCACCATTTTCATGAAGTTGGTGTACAAGATTAAAGGATCTTTGATCACTGCTCTTTTGATCAAATAGGAACAAAAAGTTCCGTGGTCGGTACTAAACTCATCTTTCTCTTCCAAGGTGTCGTATTCCGCGAACAAAGCAAATTGCGGATTTTCAGGAGGCTTGCTGAACAATAGCAAGTCGTCTCCTCCCCACATTCCTGGATCTTTGGAACTTAGATTCAACTGGAATGCTTTGCGCGCTATCCTTGTCATGGTATTGGTCAAGAAAGTGAAAATCTCTCCAGACATAGTAGAGGTGCCAATCTCTTTTCCATTGACAGTATTCTCTAATTTGCTTTTCTGATACAACTCTACCACCTCTTGAGGGGCTCCGAAGTAATGTAATAAGCTTTCTGTGACACGAACGCCCCATCCTTGGACGCTTTGCTCATACGCCGTACCGTCACTTGCGTAATAGAACCCACCCGGATCATTCAACATCACCCAATCAGACATTTCTTGATAAGTCTTTTTCATGTTGATGAACACATGCTTTGGGCAATGACGAACGATCTGTGAGGCCAAATAACGACCCCACGGTCCTAACGCGAAAAGCTCTTTGTCGCCTCGAATTTGAATAGTCTGCGGCGCTTTTCCGGCAACTTTTAATTTGTCTTGTTGCTTTATGACCACTGTAGGTCGGAAATCAGTGTCAGCCCTGTTCAAGGACGACAGTTTCAACGCCTGAGACCTCTCTGCTCGACTTTCGTCGAATAGCTGTACACTCTGCTCGAAAAGGGATTGATCCAGTCCAATAGGATTGTCTGACCAATTCATGTACCTCTTCAAGGCTCGGAAACACTCATCTCCAAACTCCAACTGATTTGCATATTCTACATAGTTTTCTGCATGGGTCTGCTTCCTAATTCTCTGGTCCATACCCGTACGGTACAAAGGAGCATCCTTTGTTCTGTGATGATTGGCCAAGTTAAGCCACTTAGGCAGGAATAGAGTCGGATTGTCTTTGCCCTTTCCTTTCAACATGGACTGCAATTTCCTAGTTGCTTCCATAGTAGCTTTCTTTCTTGCATTGAAAGCGGTAGCCGGATAACGTGCCACGGCATCTTTACGTAACTCAGCTTTCAACTTGCCAACAATAATCCCTGCATCGTATCGAGGTATGTACAGATCGGGTTTTTGATCGGTATACTCTCCGCGGCTCTCCAACTCAACTGTGAAACGTTCTTTTCTTTGACTCAACAGATGCTCATTCAAAACCTCAGGATTTTCCGGTGGCACAGTGGTCGCCAACCGGGGCATAGGAATACTCGGATCAGGAATCTCTACTTCTGGAACATGAATAGCTGGAACAAGCGTCATGTGAGGTAAGAACAAATTCGCCTTAGGATCTTGATACGCGGGATCATCTCTACTTAACATTGTGTGTCCTCCACGTTGAACAATATCCCTAGGTAGGAAATCCGTCCATAGACTCTCTGGGTACTCTGCCTCTACGAACTTGCGATTCACGCAATATTCTGGTTTTGCCGCCAACACATACCTAGTATCAGGTGGCAGTATCTTCAAGAGACTTTTGATGTTCACACTGTGCTCCTTCACTATCCTTACTGGTTCGCCAGGAATGTAATAAGGTGCATAGTGCATGATCTCTTTAAGAACTATGTTGTCTGCCACGGCAAGTGTGGATTCATACGTTTGATTGAACAGGCAGCACCAGATGATGTGCGGGGCTCGCGTGCCTAACACGTACAATGTTCTCGCATCTACTCGCATAGCCTCATCTGTCAACTCCACGATGCACACATCCTCATCGTAACCTTGAGTGCCAACAAAAGTGTCAGCGTCTTGCTGTTCTACCGACAGCTTCACTCGCTTCCGCACATCGCTCGCGACAGCCAATACCTTGTTCTCCCAAGCATGAGCAATCCATTCCTCCGACTTGTTCGGGAAGAAAATGCGCATATCAGCCTCAGTTTCGACTCGTTTCGTGGTATAATGGAAACCTCCACCCAGCTTCTTGAACACTGGTAAATTGAAGAAATTTCCAACTCCTTCATCAAACCGCAATGACCCGGTGATGAAAGTTTTGCATCTAGCCCCATACATAGCCTCCTCTTTAGGAATGTTCGCGTTGTTCAGAGTACACTCCTTCGGATTGTGCCACGTACATTGATGAGGATCGAATAGGAACAAATGAGTTTTAACATGAGGGAACATCGCCGCTTTCAAAGCATGCCAACCTGGGAAATACATCGCTTCATCACTAGCCATCACCCAGCCCCAATGACCTTCAGCCATTGCTTTGCTGGTGGTTGTACACATATAGTTTGGTGATGATTGACGAAGGGGTCCCTTCTTATCCTTGACCCCCAATTTTGTGGCCCACATCTCACGTAGACCATTTTTCCCTAAAGCAATGCTGAACGCTCGCCCGGAATGAGCTCGGTAATCTCGCAAACTCTCCATAATGCCAGAAGTCTTCCCACAACCTGGGTCACCGCATATCAAACCAAGATCAAGATTCGGTAACTTCATGTTTTTCAATGATTCCTCCCAACCCTTCAAGATCGAGTGATTGAGATGGTTACTCCCTATCAAGTCCAACTCTCCTTGAATCATGCAACGAACCGCCATCCTACCAATTTCAGCCGAAGGTTGAATGTTGATCCAAGTGATCATGGGATTTTCTCGCAATTTGCCGATCAGCCACTTAGCTTCCCGACTAACTTCAGGAATGGGTCCTAATTCCCGAATTGTCAAAGGCAACTTTTGCTCTAGAGCTGTGAAATGATGATCCGAATACTCAATGCTAAGGCTAGCATTTCCTCTAACCCCATGAACAGTCATGAGGAATGCCGCTTTCGATTTTGTCGGCTTGGAGAATACCTTAATTTGCAGATTATTCGCCAAAGCAAAGGGTGTAATGCAATCAGTAGTAAGATCGTCAGTCTTCAAACAGTCGTGCGGGAATGCTCGCAACATCGCAAGGAAAACGGTCTCTGTAGGTAATCTGGAAACCGTAGCCAATGCAACCACCAAGCAGTCCTGCTTAGGGTATGACCTCTTAGGATAAATCATGGGCTTGAACGGAGCCTTATCAATCCTCACCCCCGTGGTTTAAGGGTAGAGACTATCCCATAACTGGGGTCCTGCTAACGTACGAATCGCTCCTCCCAACGCTGGCCAAGGCCCTTTTGACATCAACTTGATGAAGTCTGCCTCTCGCTCATCCCAAGTGGTGGTCTTCGGCATCTTGAACGGAATACCCTCACACCGTCGCCTCGGCAAAGCTGGACTATTTTGGTGCGCATCAATCGCCTCCGAAAGCTCAATCATCCTCCGCAACTGGGTATCTATAGTCTTCTGCACCAATTTATCTGGATCTTTCACTTTCTTCGATTTATCTGGCCGAACTTTGACGTCCTCCGAATAAGAGCTGGCAACACTGGAATCTACTGAAGTTAGAGTACTAGTAGAGGATGAGAACTCTCTACTTCTTTGCTTGTACAAAGACCTTGGTGAAGCGTCCAGTCGCTCTTGTTGTTTATTGACTTCCATACGCAAAGTAGAATAGGTTTTCCGTTTGTGCGTCTTGCTATCACCCGGTGGAGGTTCAACCACCTCACACTCCGCGGCGTGCCTACGATCACAAAGCCTGAAATACAACAATGTGTTTTCATGCGCTTGTTTGATTGGACCATAGGGACAACATTGGATCACCTCATCTATACCATGCGGCAGACAATCGTCCTCCCACTCAGCACCATCGAACTTCTTCTCCTTTTTCCAGTCGTCAATGCCTGAACCTACCAAGGTTGCATCAGAATCTGTCTCAGTACTAGTTATGGACAGAACATCAGGTGCTCTTTGCGTTCCAGGCTTCGGTTTCAAAGGTGGCAACAAATTGGGTTCCCAGGCTTGCCGGAAAGCTCTGCGCTGGGTGTCCTTGATCTCGGATGGTTTAAGCCATCGCATGTTCCTTCTGTTGTAGAATATAGCGTTATTGGCTCTTAAAACTCCATCCTTGCCCAAAGTGACCACTTGATCGACTCGGTCCATTCCACAGTCAAACGTGTCCGCGAAGAACCGCCGACAAGCTTGCCAAAAGGAAGCCTTAGAGTCTGGATCTATGTGCCATGATACACCGTACTCGCCGCCAAAACCATCCAATTTCATGACTATGGTTGGGATAGTTACCACTCTTCTATCTCCCGAGACTATCTTCCTCATTCGCTCAACTCGCCCAGTCGCCCCAGTCCACTTGCGCCACTTGCCCAAGAAGCGTTTTCGAATTTTATAATCTAGCATGCCCATGAACGTCTTATAATCGCGGGTAAGGTCTTCAGAACTGATCTCCCACTTGATACAAGCATTCATGACTGCGACAATCCAATCTAAGTCGCCAACTGGTATGTCATTTTCATTGAGATTCATCATCCTGATCTTTCCTACTAGCATCTCCTTGTCCACGGTCTTCTTGCCCATTGCCTTACCATAAGTCACTACGGCCCAGAACAAATTCCTAGGAATCAAGCAAAGGTCTTTTGGTTGATCTACAAAAACTCTCGGAACATGCATCATGTCAGGCATGTGTATCGGGATGTAATGTGGAACTTCCAAGTTGTACCTAGACCAAACTTGAATGTGAGAATTCAACACTGAGTGCACTACT